GGACAGTCATTACATATGATAATTGTGAATCAAATGCGAATGCTGTGTTAGAACCAGTTTGAGCTCCAACAGGAATTGCTTTTAAGTATTGTGCGTTATCTAATTTAACTCCAGTTGTTTCAAAATCAAATCCACTAAAATATATTGGAGATGATGATGAGTTACCAGTTGAGTTAGTTTGATATGTTACTGCAGGTACTAAAAGTGATTCTGCATTGGTTGTTGCCGTAATTGGGTTTGTATATGCTCCATGTCCGAATGGTGCTGCTGATATTGGGAATGAACCTGCTGCTGATACAACTACTCTTACATATTTTGATTTGTTTGAGTAATCGCCATTTTCAGTTATTTTACCATCAGAATCAATTGTATTATATCTGTCACCAATTCTTCTAGCTATATAGTTAGGAGATGCTGCATCTAAGTTTACATTATTAAATGTTTCTATTACACTCTTTCTCTTATCAGTATCACTATATGAACGAATTGTTACAGTAAATGTAGAATAATCAGTTGCTCCATCTTCACCAGCTGCTTTAACATTTGAAATACCTACTTTATATTTTGTATTGTAAGTATCACCATGTCCTAAAGTCACAAAGTTAAATAAGTCGTATCTTTCACCACTAATCAATTGAGATTGTACCATTGGTGTTTGCGCTTCAGTTGTATTATATGCAAAATCTTGCGTTGGTAATACCACTCTAGTTATTACAATGTTGTTTCCAGCAGAACCAGTATAGTATCCAGCCATATTTTCAAAGTATGAATATGCGTATGCTGTTTTTGCTCCAAATGGAGATTCACCAAATACATCTGATAAATCATTTGTTGCTGATGATAATATTGATGCTGATACGTTTACTCCAGCAGTTAATGTGTTAATTACAAATGAACCATCTGTATTAGAATCACTAACTACAGTTGCTCCAGTAAAACCAACTTTTTCATCCCCTACTTTAGTTGAGTGTAATACACCAATTAATTTAGTACCTACTGATTGAGCTGATGAACCAGAAGCAAATATTGCTAAAGGTGCTACTTGTTGGTATCCACCAACACCACCTACTCTTACCACAGTTACTTGTCCTGCTTCTCTTAAATAGTTTTGTACTGCGTACTCACTATAATAAGTTCCATCGGGAGTACCAAAGGTATCCTCAAACTCTGATTGAGTTCTTATAATTGTTGGAATGAATGCAGGTCCTTGCTTAAAAGGTCCTATAATTGCTGCTCCAATTTCTCCTACTCCTTGTGCTAAGAAGGATAAATCATTTTCTCTTGTGAAAACGCCGGGTGATACGATTCTTTCTGACATTTTGTTTCTTCTATTTGTATTTTAATTGTGTATTAGTAATTACTTACATTAATACTCATATAAATATAAAGAAAATGTCCAAAACACAAATTTATTATTAAATCTGCACTTTGGACATTTATAATTTTGTTTTAGTTAATTAATAACCTGGAACAGAACCAGAAGGTGTTGGGTATGAAGTACTACCAGATGTTGGTGACCAAGGTAAATCTACAGTAGTCACTTCAATTCTAGCGTATTTCTTATTATTTATTTCTTTTTGAATTTGTCCATTAATATGAGTCATATAGTTAGTTTCATAAGAACCACTAACTACATTTTTAACCCAACCTAATACCAATTCTTCTGATAAATCATGATAGTCAACAAACCCATCACCATTTAAATCTTGAGGTGTAAATGGAGTTGCTCCATTGAAAATTCCAAAATTACCATCTTCATCAGTACCAGTTAATTTCCAGTTAGTACCAACAACAATGTTTTCAAAATTTTCACTGTTTTGTCTTTTTAATCCTACCAATTCCCATGTGTATGTTAATCCCATAATAAATTATTTATGTTTATATTGTATAAATATAACTATTTCTACTTTTTTGATATTTCCTCTTTTAATTCTTTAATTTCAGCTCTTGCCAAATCCAATTCACCTTTTAATTCTTTAATAGCTTCAATCAACAATGGAGTTAATCTACTATAATCTACAGTCTTATAGTTTTCTCCAGATTTAGAATAAACTTTACCATCTCCATTTACTGGGTCATTATCGCCACAAATATCAAAAGGTGCTAATGTTACAACTTCAGGTAAAACTGCTTCAACTTCTTGAGCAGATACTCCTAATTGAACTTTCTCATCAGTATATCCAAATCCTTTTGCTAATTCATTATTTGTATAATAAAAACCACGTAAACTCATTACTTTATCAAGAGCGTTTGGAATTATACTAATAATATCTTTCAATCTCTCATCAGAATAATATGCTGTAATATTACCCGTTGCTAAAATGTTACCAGCTCCAAAGTTTGCACCACTACTAATAAATCCTACTAAGAACGAACCATTGGATACGTTTGGTGCCCATCTTTGGTCATATGGATTAAGATTCACTCCCCATGCTTCCGTAATTCTAGCCATTGGGAATCCATCTCCACCATTTCCAGAATAAGGCCAACCTATTCTATTAAATCTATGGTCATTTGTATATGAGTTTCCATTAGGGTCTACATAATATCCAGTATTATTGGTATCATAGAATATTGGTGCTCTAAAACTTTCATTGTTTTCCGCATATCTTTCAATAACGTATCGAGTGAACCAAGAACCACCACCGCCAGGAGTTTCTCTTAAGTAAACAGTAGTACCTTGAGGTTTCCACCACTCACAAGAACCACTACCCCATTGATGTATTCTAAACATTGCCGGCTCCGTAGAGAAGTTACCAGAAGTTGATACCTCTAAACTTCTAAACGAACCATGTGGTTGTCCCCATCCATATCCATACGGGTCATGCCCCCACCAACCAGAACCACCCATATCACCATTAGGGTCAGCTCTCATTCTATCAGCTCTTATTACATTTATACGTGATGTACCATTCGGGTCAGAGTAAAATCCAGTATTATTGGAATCATAGAATATTGGTGCTCTTAATGAATTACCTCCAGTTAAATAGTTGTGTGCATATGATGTACCATCGGTGTACCAATCCATAGTAGAAACACGACTACCACCAGTATTAGTATTATAAAAATATGCATTACCTGCCGTACTAAAACGGAAATATGCTTGTCCAAATGATGTGTTTGGTCTACTAAAATAGTAAGGACCTGAACCATCATGGTATGTATTATCAACGTTGTATCCAAATCCACCCCAATCCCAAGTATTACCCGGTTCAGAACACCACCACTGCATATGAACAAGACCAGTACCAGCTCCATTGTTTCCAGGTAATAATCGGTTTCTTATTGTAGTATCACCATGGCCACCACTCATTCTTAATCCACCATAAATTTCAGTAAATGATGCTGGGTTTATATAATATCCAGTGTTATTAGTATCATAGAATATTGGCGCTCTAAAACTTTCATTGTTTTCCGCATATCTTTCAATTACATATCTAGTAAACCAACTACCACCTCCGCCAGGAGTTTCTCTTAAGTAAACAGTAGTACCTTGAGGTTTCCACCACTCACAAGAACCAGAACCCCATTGATGAATACGGAACATTGCCGGCTCTGTAGAGAAGTTACCAGAAGTTGAAACCTCCAATGAACGGAACGAACCATAAGGTTTACCCCATCCTTGTCCATACGGGTCATGCGTCCACCAACCAGAGTTATCTCCGTATGCTCTATTGGTATCTGCTCTCATTTTATTAGTACCCGTTACATTGAAATAACTTGTACTAGCGAAATCACCATAATATCCAGTATCATTTGAATCATAGAATAATGGTGCTCTAGCAGAGCCAGCCATTTGTAGGTAGCTACTTTCTACAAAACCATTTTGTACGTTACCTATACGGAATTCAATAAATGATTCAGCTCCTATACAAAAATATGGACTATTATATACACCAGGTCTACCCCATGCTGCCCCAACTCTTACATTAGAACTAACGCCTTCAGCGTTTATAACGTGAATACCAGAAGTATCTCCGTTGAAAGTTACACCACCACTATTCAAATTTAAATTGAATGTTGCGTTAGGGTTTAAATAATATCCAGTATTATCTTGGTCATAAAATATTGGTGCTCTTGATGAACCAACAGAATATGAGTTACCACCTCTATCAACATAGAAATCAGTAACACCCCAAGAACCATTTCTAAATCCGTGGTCATGATTGATTCTAAAGTATCCAGAGTCTGCGTAACCATATCCACAACTCCATGTTTGACTATCAAATCCATTAGAGAATAATATTGATGGTCTATCGGTACCAGGAGAGCCATTAACTCTAAATTCTGCAACTATACCCCAAGAGTTATCACCCTGATTATTTGCTACCGTTAATGCTCTACTATTTGGAGATGTTGCCAATTTAGTAATTGTCATCACATGCCCAAGGTTAGCAAGTTCACTATATCCGTAAGGTTCTACATAATATGAAGTGTTATCTCTATCATAAAATAATGGTGCTCTTACAGAAGTAGTTGAATATGCAATACCACCTTGGTCCCAATACCAAAACGTTGTAGAACTTACATTTCTAAGTTCAAGTTGGTCAGATGGATTTTTTAATATATTAAATCTACCTGCACCAGCATCACCACTAGCACCAAAAGTAATTACAGAATAGTTATTTCCAGCATCTACTAATCTAATGTTTTCATTATAGTTACCACCAGACCATCCACCGATTCTAGCCATACCATAAACACGCAAACCATTTCCATTATTACTTGGGTCTAAAAAATATCCAGTATCACTTATATCATAGAAAGCAGGAGATAAAATACCATATTCAGACCTTACATAGTTATCACCTCTACCAAATGATGCAATTTCAGTACCTGTAAATGGTGAGTTGTTATAAATTCTAGTTCCTCCATAATATGCTTCTGCTCCAATATTAATACCAGTGTGCCAAGCTAATGTAAGCTTGTTATAGTTTCCATTATAATTTTGTAATCTATTGTAAATTAAGTAATATGGTTGCGAATCACTTCGTGCTCCCCAAGTAATACCACTATCAGTAGATGCTGATGATGGGTCCGTTGTAGAGTTTGAAAGATTTATATGTCTTGTTGTTCCAGCTCCACTACCTGCTCTAGCTACAAATGTACCACCACTATCATACCAATAATCGCTTAATATTGATGGTGCTCTAAATGAATTTCTAGCCCAAACTATACCATCATTTCTTACTTCCAATGCATAACCACCAGTTCCTACTCCACTTATGGCAAATCCTTCAGTTGAACCACCACCAGTCCAAATAATATTTTTTAATGCCGCTCCTAAATTTGTTGTACTTGTTGTTGTTCTAAATCTAGCTCCCCATACATCTGATTCAGTATTAACAGAAATCAATCCATTATTTGGAAGATTTAACGTAGATGTTAATGTTAATATACTAAATCTAGAAGTACCAGTTGGGTCAGCAAGATATGTATTATCATTACTATCAATAAATTGAGTTGCGTAAATAGTTCCTAATACAGTTGTACTTGCTGCTAATGTATTATCAAGTTCTTCAATTTTAAATCCTGCTATTTCAGCTTGTCCACTATATCCACTATATAGATAATTGTGTAACCAACCCAATTGCATAAATTTTGCATATCCATACCAAGTATATCCAGCACCAGAACCAGCTGGTCCGATTGTCATTGTATATTCCGTCCAAGAAGCAGGTGGAACGCCATACCAATAATAAGGTTGTCCCCAACCACCATTATCAGGTTGTCCGTAATTATAAGTTGCTTGTGTAAATGATAAATAACAAAACGGATTACCAGACGTTGCTCTAATCCAAGCTGATACTTTATAAGTTTTAGTTGGGTCAATTGCTACCCATCCATTTTGTCTATGTCCACTCCATGCAGCACTACCAGCAAATGCAACATCACCAATAGGTGCATCACTTAATCCACTTCTATATGTTGTATCAGGCCAAATAAATCCACCATCTGCTCCACTCCAGTTTCTAGTAAAATATTTACCATCCGGAACAAACATACCAAATAATGTTGAACCATTATTAGTTCTAGTTGAAATATTACCACCAGTTTTTACAACAGATAATATTGATGTACCATTAGGGTCTAAATAATATGCGTTATCACTATAATCGTAATATCTTTGTGCGTACATATAACGATATGCTGTCATATCACCATTTGCCATATCCATTCTCAGCATTACAGTGTTTGTACCGCCACCAACGTTATTCTCAATACCAGACGTTTGTGCTCTAGTAAAATCAATTGTGTTTATTGGATTATTATGCCAAATACCCCAAGGTGTAGATTCTTCTTTGTAAATCCAAGGAGATGTTTCCCCACCACCTGATGGATTTACTGACCTTAAAAATACAGGATATGTAGTTGAATTAACAGCCTGCATTCTAATACCTTCGGCTGCACTATTACCATTCATAGTAATATTTGTGCCGTTATTATTAAGAGTTAATGAATATAAATTAGATGTACCACTATTAATATAATATGTTGTACCACCCACATAAATTGTACCATCAAATCTTGCATTTCCACCACTGTAAACGAATTTATCACCTCTAACTCTTAGGTATGTGCCATCTGTCATATACCAACCACCACCCCAACCAAATCCAATTTCTTCATCTCTTAAGAAAGTTGAAGTACCTCTACCAATTACAAAGGCATCATTATTATTTATTAATTGTACAGATCCATTTATGAATATTCTGTTATTTGATATTGTATCAATTACTGATGTGTTATCGGTAGTTGTGTATGAAAAATCCGTTGTACCAAATCCTACTCTTTGTGTAGAGTTCATTTGCATACCAGTTGTACCATTAGTTGCTAAATACATTGTATTAGCTCCTTCTGCATGTAATGTTAAACCACCTGCTAAGTTACTATAAAAATATCCACCATTTGCTCTATATTGACCAGATGCCGCATATGTACTTCCAAACAATCCACCCCCAGCTCCATTTACACTAACATCGTTTCCTAATTGTAAATTACTATTAGCCGATGCTACTGTATTTCTTACACCAACTACACTTCCAAATTGTACTGAATCGGTTGTACGGACATTTTGATTCATTGCGTACAATTCATTTGCACCTTGCCCAGTATCTACCGTAGCAAAAGTTACTGCATCAGTTGTTCTAACATTTTGGTTCATTAAATAAACTTCCGTTGCACCAATACCAGTATCTATTGTACCACTAAGAACTACGTTACCTGCTACATAAAGTCCATCTTCAGCATACCATCTATCAGCAGCCTCATCCCAATAAAATGCTTTTGTTGCAGATGAACCTCTCTTAACTTCAATACCTGCGTTTTGAGTTGGTGCAGTTGCTGCAGTTATATCTGCGTTAAGTGTAATAATATTATCACCTATATTAAGAGTTGTTGTATTAATATATGTTGTTGTACCACTTACAGTAAGGTCACCACTAATTGTAGCGTTACCAGTTACCGCAAGAGTTGTACCATTAAAAGTTAAATTTGCTTCAACGGTTGCATTTGGTGCACTTCCATTTAAAGTAATTACACCATTATCAGTTGTACCAGTTAATGCTAATAAACCAGATGTACCTGATGAACCAGAAGTTCCTGATGTACCACTACTTCCAGAAGTTCCTGAGGTGCCAGACGAACCAGAAGTTCCTGATGTACCTCTACTTCCGCTTGTTCCAGATGTACCACTACTTCCGCTTGTGCCAGATGTACCACTAACTCCAGAAGTTCCAGAGGTGCCAGACGAACCAGAAGTTCCTGATGTACCCCTAGTTCCGCTTGTGCCACTACTTCCGCTTGTTCCACTACTTCCAGCCGAACCACTCACTCCAGAAGTTCCGCTGCTACCGCTTGTACCACTACTACCGCTTGTACCACTAGTTCCAGAAGTTCCCCTTGTACCACTAGTTCCAGAAGTTCCTGATGTACCACTACTTCCAGCAGAACCACTTACTCCAGAAGTTCCACTACTTCCAGCAGAACCACTTACTCCAGATGTACCGCTTGTACCACTACTTCCAGCCGAACCACTCACACCAGAAGTTCCTGATGTACCACTACTTCCAGCAGAACCACTCACACCACTTGTACCAGCAGACCCAGACGAACCTTGTACTCCATTTATACCAGAAGTTCCTGAAGTTCCAGACGAACCTTGTACTCCACTTATACCAGAAGTTCCCGATGTACCACTTGTACCTCTAT